CATACTCATATGATTTCTATCGTCCCTAATCTCACCAGTGGATGCATCATACACCAACTTGTTACGATAACGATTCATCACATCTTTGAGGTATTGTTCTGCTTTTACTTTTGGTAGATTACCAACATCAATGTAGAATATTCTTCTCTCTGGTGCCCGTGATAAACGATAAATCACCAAAGAGTCTTCCATCATTCTTAGTTGGTTGACAGGTTTGATTGCTTTATGAAGATACGATAATACTCTACCACTATTGCCATCAATCACACCAGATGTGACATAGGAGATAGCGTCTGGATGAATCTGAATACCTTGATTGGCTCCTGTAGAGCCTAGACCTTTTTCGTTGTAAAGAAAGAACTCATTAATCTTTTTAATCTTGTCAACGCCAGTCTTTACATCTTTTTCCTTTTCAATCTTTCTTACTTTTTTAATTTTAGTGGCATCAATATATCTAAGTTCAGTTATTCCTTTTTTCGGATTTTTTTGGTCAATGATTTTATGATAGTAGATGCGTCCATCAACATACCATCTACGAAAAATATCATGACCTTTCTCGTCAAACTTGAGAAGTCGTAACACCTCATCAAATTCATCAGTGATTGCTCTTTTGATTTTGCTTGAATATGGTATATTGTCCAAAACGATTTGGACAGAAATATCTCTTTCGTTTGCAACGATACCTTCGTTTATGATATCTTCTATGGCAGTATCACACTCTGATTGTTGAGCGATATCTCTATACCGACGAATTAAATCTAGGTCAGTTCTCTCTTTTCCATCAGTGTTTAGATAAGAACTGAAAAAACCGCCACCGGCAATATCTATCGCACCATCATCAGAGGTTGGGGCGGTAAAAGATGTACCGCCCTCCTCTTTAGATTTGGTTATCTTATATCCAAAAAGTTCAGCCATGATAACTCCTACTAATTCTTATATTTAGTAGGTTTAATATTAGAAGTTCACAGCAGAGGCTTCAAAGTGTTGATATCTCCATGTGCATACGAATTGTTCAATTGCATCAGCAGACCCCGCATCCAATTCAATTGATGAGATAGAAGTTGGCCACGCACTTCTGAAAATATATGTTTTCAAAATTGTATCATCTCTGTCCAGTTGGTCAACTGTTAAATCTGTCTGATAATCAGCGGCAGCCACCACACCAGTCGCTTCTGCAAGGTCATTAATACCGTTTGACCATAATTCTAATGAGGTTCTAAGAGCAAAATCAGTGTCATTCAAAAATGTCGTTGACCACTCTTCCTCAAAAGTACGGTCACCAGCAACGTAAATATTCCTACCACGAAACGGAACTGCGATTGCCGGAAGGGTGAAAGCTGGCAGATTTGATGCTCTACACAAGAATGATGCTCTACGAACATCTAGCCCTGTAGCAATACCAGACGGTGGCGTGATTGTGACCCTAAACTGGTTTGCTCTTGCACCACCACCGATAAGTTGTGCTTTGAAGTCGTCTATTTGTGCCATGTGAAGTTACTCCCTAAAAATTAAAAGCTTCCAACTACTTCTGAGAATTCCACACCAGTGCGAACTGCTACGAAATTGAGTGTGATAAAGTTAATTGACCTTGCTGGTTTAATAAAGATATCACCAATAAACTCATTCCTATCTATAACCTCACCAGTGTTGTTCGTATCATCACAGACCACTTTGAAATCAAAGATACCTCTACGACCTTGAACATCTCTCAAGAAAGGCTCAACCAAGTTTCTAAACTGCGCTCTTGTAAATTCATCGTTGAACTCAAAGAGTTGGAACTTAGCGGCGGTTGCAATCGCTTTCTCTAGAACCAAGAACAGTCGTCTTACGTTAATTCTATCGAACGCACTTGGTTTTGCGAGTGCCGTTTTATCACCAAACAAAGTAACACCTTGGCCTGGGAAATCAACAACAGGATTAATTCTTGCTCTGTAAAGTTGATCTCTTTCAGATTTCTTTGGCGAATACGACAGTTTAATTGCACCTCTGACAAGGCCTCGATTTAGACCAGCCGGTGAGAACCAAGGATCAGCAACATTGTCTGTGTAAGCACAAAGTCCTCCCGTGTCACCATTCAGAGGAACGAAACGGAACACATCATTGTATTTGTCATACATGTATTTGTATCCACTATCGAATACAACGTATGAAGACGATGGGCAAAGGTCAAACGCTTCAACAACATTTTCTGTGGCTGTATTTGAACTTGCGACACCGACTGTTGCTGCCCGATATGGAGAAACAAACGCAACACAGTCTCTTCTTTCATCAACCAAGGCTGTAAGCATAGTAACATGCGTATCTTGTGAGGAAGCAGTGTTACCAGCACCGCCACCTTGTCCACCAAGAATGAGGTTTACATCAACTGTTTCCACATCTGAAAATTCATCGTACCCGATTTGAAGTTCACCGGCTGTTAAAGCATAATCGTCAGTGCCGTTCTTCAAAATTGTATTTGTTGGTGTGTCTAGTGCAACATATGAAGTCGCTCCAGTTTCACCTTGAACTCTACCACCAGCGTCATTTTGTGCGTTATTTGTGCCATCCAAAAGAATGTTATCGCCAGCATCTGTTCCAGCACCATCTGAGCCACCATCTTCCATTATAATGAATGTCTCTTGTCCATCAAAATCTGTGCCCCAGTTTTCACCGGCAGTATTATGGTCCATCCAATATACAAAATTTGAGGACCTAAAAATCTTATCCGCATAGTAAATGCTATCACCTTGTGGTGACTTCGCACTTGGGTTTTTAGACAAATTTGCGAAAGTTTCTAGAATACCATTTGTTCTGTTTCCATTTGAAGTTACAGAGAAACCACTTATTTCTCCAAGAAAATCAAACACAACAATGTGTATTTCATCTTCAGTGCCTCTCTGATTTTCAGTTGCATACTCTGATGTGCCTGGAGCCGCAGCGAAGAGGTCATAAAATCTCCAACGGCGACGAACTTGGGCACCAGAGCTAACTTGTGTTTGAAGACCAGCACCAACAGGATCATCCTTGAGTTTAATTGTGATTGTGCCCTCATCAACAGAAACCGCTGTGACTTGATATTCAAATCCTAGTGTTTCACCAAAGTTGACGATATCATGGACATTGAAACCGGCGGCCGATGTTAAGTTAATAACAGTCGCACCTTTAGATTCTGTTTCAGTTGTTGTGGTTTTATTCAATTCCTCATAAGCTGTCGCTGTAGCACAGATAGAAACACCAATACTATTCCCATGCTCTCCCGCTGTTCTAGCAGCCCATTCACCGACTGAACCTTGTCCATCTTGGAAGGAGTCTTGATAATGGTCATCGTCTCTGATAATGAAAGACGAACCAGATGCAACCGCATTAGTAATACCAGACTCACAACGAACAACGCTTAATTGGTCTGAATATTGAAGAAAGTTAACAGCGGTAAAAAATGTTTCAAACTGATTGCCACTATTTTGGGGTTGACCAAAAATTTTTACTAGTTCTTCCTCACTGCCCACTCTAACAATAGAGCCAACTGGACCTTTTTCAAATGCACCAGCAATAGCACCAATTGTTGTTGGAACCGCTGGAACGATACCTGTAAGATCAATTTCTCTTACATGAACGCCGGGAGATACAAGGAAACTCATGTCTTTACTCCTATATTAGACTTCAAAATAGAAAACTTGAAGTCCATGTTATTTGAGAATATTTATAATAATGAGTTTTCTAAAACACTGTATTTATAAATGTTATAACTTATAAATAATATCATGAACGAACACTATGAAAAATATAAAGAGACAATCAAAAAGGTTGCTCGTAGAAACTATCGCAAAAGGATTGTTCTGCTAAATGATTTTCTTGCAGACAAATCTTGCGCTCACTGTGGTGAAAGTGAAACCATATGCTTAAAATTTCATCCACATGACTCTGAAATCCGTAAATTGACTAAGAGAATGGGCACTAACAATGAGAGTAGAAAAGAAATATTTCACTTGATAGGTGAGTCAAAAATCCTCTGTTCAAACTGCTTTATTAAAGTAGATAACGATTTGATTGAATTTATTTAGAATTTGTTCAACTCTGGCACATATTTTCGTATATCAAAGCCTCTTTTTTTATTCATGAATTCAATCCAATCTCTGACGTTTGATTTATCTATATTAATGTCATATTTTCTGTTGTAAATATTTTCAAAAAAATGCACTTTCATACCATCATATGTGCTTAAAAATTTTTCATACTTTTGAACATAATAGTCAAGATTTTCTTCAGCCTCAATTGAAACATATTTCGGAGAAGTGCATGACATAAACTGCATTCTTTTAAATCCTAAAGATTTCATCTCTAACATGTAATCATCTAAAGAATATAAGGTATATATGGTGGGTGTGGCTGTTACCACTAATATCCCATTATTACTTCTTTTCATGTATGTGTGACAGTTATCTATCGTTTGTTTATATGAAGCCCCTCTTACCCACTCATAAACTTTATCTGTGCCATCTATTGATACGCCCATTCTGAATTTAGGATAATCACAAATTAAATCCATAATTTCATTTGGTATTGATGAGAAGTTTGTGGTCGATGAGATTATAGGCGGATTTTTAAGTTTCATACAATGTCTAATTAAATCATAGTTTCGTTTATCAGCAAAAGGCTCACCACCCTTTAAATTAATTCTTTTTACATTGGGTAAAACGTCATATATTTTTTGTAAGTCCTTGTCATCCATAGACCATACTTCATTGTGAAAGTTTGTTACATATTGATGTTTTTCTTTAAACCTAAACGTCAAACCATCCTCAATAGCATCAAGTTCCCACTCTACCCATTTAGAACTATAGAAACTACCACACATTACACAGTTCTGATTACAAATATTAGAAGGTGCGAACTCTAAAAAACTAATGGTGTGATAATCTATATCATCTGATGTCCATTTAATTTTTTCTCGAACCCAACTATCTATAGCGGCAGTGTGGCCTTGCTCTCTAGCAAAGTTACAAGCCTGACAAGTTTCTGTTGGCAGCAAGCCAGATTTCATTTTCTCCCTAATATAATTAAATAGAGAAGAATTGTAAAATTGATTTAAGTCGTCTATTTCAGATATGTGTGCTAGTTTATTTTGTGAAGAAACACAACACAAAACAATACTACCATCTGGATTGATTGTTAAACCACCATTGAACAGCATACGACATGTTGAGTTAGTTTCAATCATTTACCAGTTTGTGTTATAGTCTCTAACTACAGTTGTCCATCTGGTTCCATACTCATCGACCTCATCATCAATGGGGTCATCAATCCCATTTACTATGAAACCAAAAGGAGCCATATCTTGCTCTAGTGCATCTTGTTGTTCTTTCATCATAGTCATTCGTATATCATTATCTGTGAGTTCTTTGAAATAAGTTTGATCTGTAGCCCAACCAAACATAAACATGCAAGCAACTAAATCATCGTTACATCCGTCATCGGCTGCATAAGATGAGCCTTTGATAATAAATGTTGATAATTCGTTTACACAATCATAATCCTCTATGATAAGTTTATTATCCTCAATCAGTTGTTTGAGATTTGAGCATCCAACTTTCTTGACTGCTTTTGTTGTTCTTACTCCCAATTGCGCTCTACCCCCAGAGAAGCCCGCTCCAAGTATCTGGCCCGCTCTGCCACGCATGGAAGCCATAACTAGGTTGTCATACTCCAAGTCAAACTGTAAAGTGTTTGCAACTTGTTCTCCGATATCATTCACCTCAACCATCACATATGCTTCATTATATGCTTTGGCAACCTCATGTATTTTAGTTGGAAACAACAGTGGTTTTATCTCATTATCTCTAAATTTTGCGACAACCCTATATGGTATCTCTGTAATATCAAATACCATAAACGCAGAATAGTCATTTGCAGTTCCTCTTGACACATCAGCGGTTAGCATGTATATACGGTCTTTTTCTGGCCGAACATGAACGTCTATTCCGGCATGTGAATGAATGGGTGTTCTATATGTCAATTGTTTTAATTTTACTGGACTTACCAAAGTGTCGATAGAACCTAGAAACTCACACTCAAACTCTGAATTGAACTGTGACTCAGAGGTGTTTCGTATAGTCTCCTTTTTCCACTCCTCATCTCTGCCTGGCACTTCACTCCAATGAACCTCAATTGGAATATAATCGTTTCTTTTTTCTTGTGCGTCCACCCATATTTTATAGAACATGTTCATGCCGTGTGGTGTAGATACAATGATAACTTTTGTGCTTTGACCAGAGGTGATTGTTGGGTAAACAGAAGCAAAGAACTGTTCTGCAACATTCGATGGGACAAAAGCAAACTCGTCTAAGAAAATAATATTGTATGAGCCCCCTCGAATAGCACTTGAAGATGTAGCAGCCGCTATGATCTTACTACCATTCTCTAACTCTATGTTACCTTTGTTCCATGCTATGATGCCCTGTTGCATCCACTTTGGAAGATTTTCATATGCAAGTTGTAAACGACTTAGGATATCTCTTGCAGTTGACGATTTGTTTGCAAGAACAGCAATGTTGACATTTTGATTGAACAACGCATAGTGCAAAAGATAACTAATAATAGTGGTGGATTTACCAGACTGTCTAGGTAACTTAAAAATAGAAAACCTGTTATCATGCATAGTCGAAACCATGCCCTTCTGAAAGTCATACATCTCAAATGGCACAAGGCCCTCATCTAGTGAAACAATCTGTACATAGTTCTCAATAAAATAGAGAGGGTCTTGGACGCACTTATGATATTCTTTGATATCATCTTTTGTAAACTCTACTACAGTATTTGTCTTTTTTAGATTTGGGTTGCCCAAATATTGATTTTTGTCTGACATGCTAATATTTAGTCTGAAACTCATAGAGAGTTACAAATCTAGACGAGTCACTCCTTTGATTATTTAATTTATGTTCAATGTACTTTTCGGGCACTCCAAGTTTGTCTACCATGACATTTACACCTCTAGTCAATCTTGCCATCCAACTGTGATCATTTGACCAATCAATGACAGATAAGCTTGGGTAGTTACCCTCCTCATCTAAAAATTCCCATCCAGATAACTTGGGTCTAAATGGTAAGCCCAGTTGAGTGTATATCAAGTTTTTTGATTCCATTTTAGTAAGATATTGAATTTCTGGAGTTGTTCTATGCATATACTCATAATATTGAAACATATAATTGTAATATAAATCAAATAAAATTTGTTTCTCAACACGAATGCCTTGACTTAATGTCAAACCAGGCTTTTTAAATACTCCTCTACACGTATTTTTCTCTCTCTCAAAAACAAAATGACCATCGGCAGTAATTGGTGTACCACCCTCATGTCTTTTGATACCCTCTAGTAAAAATATTGTACCTGATCCAGTTCCAGTATCAAAATAATTATGTTCTAACAGGAAGTCTCTAAGACTATCTTTATCAAATTCAAGGTCAATAATTTTTAAGTCTATCTTGTGTTTATTACAAAACTGTGTGACAAAGAAATAATCTAATTTATTATAGTGACCATGATAACTTGGGCGAATATATACATACTCAACATCAAGATTCGCCAAGATAAACCCAAGAGCAACTGCTTGAGAATCAATTCCACCAGATAAAAATACCGTTGGCTCAACATGATTGTATATGACTTTAGCTTGTCTAATTAAAGCATCTTGGAGTGTAGTGGGACTAAAATCTTTGTTGGGATACTCGTTAATAGTTAAATCCTCATAATCATATGTAATCCAATCATTATGAAACATCAAAGTATTCCTCATAATTTAATAAATCTTGTCTCGTAAAATATTGACCATCTAGTTTTTTAGCAAAACATTTTTTTTGATCTGGATATCTCTGCCTTAAATAATCTGTAAATTTCATAATACGAGCGTCTTTTGCTCTAGCTTCACGGTTAAGTGAAGGTATCTTAAATAATATTTCTGACATTTCTGGATAGCACTGAAGATATATCATCCATTTATCTAGATACTTATTAAAATAATTAGGATGTGTGGGCAAAGTGGTTGGCATTTCTGGAAAAGGTTCACTATCAATAAGTCTTCTTTTAAGTTTGAATGGCGAAATAAAACCAGAATATATTCTATTATCCCATAGAAAAAACTCAATCTCATGTGGATTGGGACTATCAGCATCATAGTGACTTACCATATTGACAGGAATATCCCAATGATTGTCATCGTCATCTACGATCACTCCATCTGTAATTCTTGGAGAAAAAGTTTGAGAGGCTGTAAAAACTGCTCTGATAATTGTACCACCTTGCATTTCACTCACAATATCTTGCAGAGAGCAAACATAAGTGTTATAGTAATTTTCTTGTGTGGTGTTATATCTAGAAATAAATTTAAGGGTATGATCAATCACTTTGTTATGCATGTCATCATCAATTTCGAGATTATATATTTTATGGTCAAAACCTAAAGAATGTGCGAACCTAGTCGCTCTTGCTGCATCGTCTTGGGGTATACCACCTAAAAGAAATACTCCTTGAAAAACTTCTATAGTGTCTTTTTTTAAT